ACTATCATTTCTATCAAAATCGTCAAAATAAGGAGCGACGTTTAGATTGGTTTCCTGTGGCATGAGTCTTTAGAATTGCAAAATGACTTTGATATCTTCTCTTTGGTTAGCAGACCTAGTAATTGAAGGTCTGTTATCAACATATATTATATTTCCAGAGTACTTCTTAACTTCAGGATTTGAAACTCCTTGAGTAAAACTCTGTCCAAGGTAATATGTTCTATTATTTATTATGGTACTTATACCAGGACTAGATGAGGTTCCAAAGTTAGTATCTATTCCTAAAGTACCTTCATTACTAGCAATATTAACATTTCCTCCAGTAGTAGGATTTGCTGTAAATGGATGTAATGAATATCCATAAGTAGGATCAGTTTTTAAAGATCCATCACTATTAAATCCAACTAAACTTTTATCTTGCCAATATTTAAGAACCCCTGTTGTTTGGTCATAAGAAACTACTCTTCCTACTGCTGTAGAACCTACACCTACAGTCTGAGTGAATTGTCCATCTAAATCAAAAGTAGCTGTAGTATAACCTGCTCCTATTAACTTCAATGCATATAAAGAACTAGCTTTAGAAAGAGTTAAATTAGCAGTTGAATCAAAAGCTTGAGGATTTTCTACAATTCCAATTCTAGCAATTTGGTTCCCAGTTATGAAATCTGGATTTTCTGAATCATTTTCTATTTTGGAATAGACTAATACATTAGTTGCCCCTAATTCCCTATAAATATCTGATCCATGTCCACCTTGAGGAGGAACTATTACATTAAAAACTGGTATTGTTGTTCCAGTAGGAACCCCTCCTGATGCTAAATCAACCGTTCCATAAGTATAACCAGATCCACCTTTAGCAATATTAATAGATTCTACTTTAGCATCATTATTAATAACTATAGTTGCTTCTGCTCCAGAACCATCTCCATTTATAGGAACACCAGTATAAGTTCTATTAGCAGTTCCTATACCAGATCCTCTATTAATAATAGTAGCAATTTTTAATTGTCCACTAGTTGATGCATTATCTCTTACAGCAGAATTGTCTGTGCTAGTATCCCAATTACCTGGAACTGGCATATAATTGGTAGAATCAAACTTAGCAATATCGCTAGGTTTAATAGTATAAAGATATTTCCATACATAACCATCTCCACTATCTCCTGCAGATCTAGGTTCTAAATCTGTAAATGTAGGTTGGTCTAGTGAAGGTCTTCCTGTAGTATTTTCTGGGTCTGTACCATTTTGTAAGCAAATATAAACCTTATAATCTTCATTTACTACGAAATATTTTGATGCATATAAATTAGTTGCACCAGAAGGTTGTGCTGTATTTGTTCTGCTAATATCTCCTCTATACATGTCATAAGTTATACCTGAAGTCCAAGTATTCTTACTAACCACTCTACGTACATCTGAAGTTGTAATTTTCTTCAGTGCTACCATAGTATCCCAATAATCATCTTCTTGATCAAAACTATCCTTGGGGGCAGGTGGATTACTATCCCAAGTAGAAGAATAGTTGGTAGCATTAGGCAAACCAACAAAAGAATAATATGAATTGACAGTAGAAGTTGCTGCTGAGACAAAATTCTTAGCATTCAATATTCTTAGTTGATCAGTTATAATGGCTGACATTTTTACTATTTTTTTAGTTATTTATGTGTTATAATTTACGTATCTTAAAGGATTAACCCTTTCAATTATTGGTGAAGTAGATATACCAACCAATCCATTAGAATTACCAGCATAAGATGTGAATTGTCTAGCGGATCCTCTAGGAGCAGTAACAATTCTACCCCAACTATATTCACCAAAGAACTCACTGTGTCCAAGTCCAGTTAATCCATTATAATCTTGAACACTTACTGTAACTTGAGCAACATAGGTTAATCCGATTCCTATACCCATAGTTTGAGCAATAGAAACTTGAGCAACCTCATAGATGTTATCTAAGAAAGAAGTTCCTATTCCTACTACAGTCCCATCTTGGTATAAGGAAGTTACTGAAGCACCTACATTAGAATTAGATACTGTAAAGTAGTATCCAGTAGAAATTCCACTTACAGTAATAGCAGTTCCTACAACAGCTGCATTTCTGAATGGAGAGTCTTTTGGAAGAAGTAAATCGAATACAATAGCAGTGGATGCTACACCTACAGATGTTGTAGATATACCAGATATAATTCCAAAATCACCAGAATATGATACATCATTAATAGTCTCCACTAAAGAAACTACTTTAGGTTCTCCTATAAGAACTGAAGGAGCAGCAGTGCTAGTATAAGCAAATCCACTAGTAGTTCCTCCATAAGAAACTGTAATAGCATTAACAGTTCCTACTCCACTTATAGTAGCAGTTGCTCTAGCACCTTGAGAAGTAGTTAAACCAATAGGAGTGGTAATTGATACTGAAGGTGCTATAGTATATCCAGCACCAGGATTTGTGATATCAAATGAAGTCAAAGTTCCAGCAACTGAAACAAATGCAGTAGCAGATGCTCCAACTAAACTATCTTGAGAAATAATTCTAATGTTAGTTTGATTGTCATAATTTTCTTTATAATTATCAAAGAATGTTCTTATATTAGAAACATAGATTACAGTAGATCCTACCCCAACAGATTGTATAATATTAGTATTAGGATATATTAATGGTTCATATTCAGTTCTATCTTTAGTAATTGCAACACCATCTATAAATTTATCTTGAGTTTGTCTAGACCATATAACAGATCTTTGGAATGTTTCATTAGTAGTAATTCCTGGACCAGCATAGGAATTTGTATCCAAACTATCTGAAGAATTAACACTAGTTACTGTTCTCTTCTCTTCTTCTAATCCAACAGATTGATCATATAATTTAATTTCATCCCCTTTCTTAACTGTTTCTAATACATCAACATTAGTAACATCCACAGATCCTGTTCCTCTATAGAATAAAATCTTAGAAGTATCACCCTCTTTTGGAGCTTCCTTAAAGGTAATAAAACTACCACCTTTAAATTCATAACCATCTCCAGGTACTTGAAGAATATCATTAATGAATACTAATATTAAAACTTCAACATCTATATTTGATCCTGGTTTGGTTTGAATAGTTTGCTGTACTCCATTTAAATTCAATGCAAAAGATATAGTTTGACCATCAAATAAGGAATCTAATGGATCTAATACTTGGAAATCTCCAACAGTCCATCCAGCAAAACTATCACTAACAGTCTCGTTAATTGTAAGTTGAAATTCTCTAAATTCAGAAGCACCTGCTGTTGGTATACCTACAGTACCACCAACCCCAATAGTTAACTTTTGAGTTTCTCCATAACCATATCCTTGATTAATAATTTCAAAATCAATTACACTACCACCTAGACCAACAACTATATTAGCTCTTGCTTCCGATCCTACTCCAGATTGATTTGAAGGATAGAATAGAGGCATATTATCATAAGATAATGGTTCATCTATAACAACTGATGGTGGGTTAGTTGATGTGTAACCAGTACCAGGATTGGTAATAGCAATACTTACAATATTACCACCACTAATAGCAGCAGTACCGATAAATTCAATATTAGGTGCTCCTGTACTTAATGTCTGAACTCCCACATTAACAACTGTCTGAATACCAGTTCTATACCCTGATCCACTGTTTCCTATACTTACAGAGCTAATAGTACCTAATCCAGAAACAACAGCTGTACCACCTGCAGCAACCAATGGTTGATATCCCAAACCTTCAGTAGAACCAACAGAAACAATAACACCACCAAGAGGAACATTTGCAGTATTAGGATCATATGATACTGATGAAATAGATCCTGTAAACTGAACACTAGTAATTCCTGCACTTTCTATTAAAGTAAAATCACCAGGTACAGAAATACCACCAGAATACCTTTGTGGTCCTTGAGGAACTTGATTAACTAATATAAGAGCATTATTTGTAGAGAATCCTGCTACATTACTGCCATCAGACTTAAGAGTAAACTCAGTTGTCAATCCAGTGAAATTGGAAGAAATATCATCAAAGATATAGTTACCAGCATAAGGTTCATCAGAACTACCAGTAATACCAGATCTCATGAATGATCTTGCATTAAAGGATGAATGAGTTGCTATACCAACCCAATCCCTTTCATCTGGTTCATTTGTTGTAGTTGATAAAGGAGTTAATCCAACAGGAGCAGTATAGAAGTTAACAGTGCTATCTACAATATTATATGCTCCTTCTACCTTAGTAATTAAAGTACCATCACTATGCAATGTTGATTGTGTACCCATCCAAGGTCTAGTAACTAATAAGACGTTAGTAGCACCTAATCCAACAGAATCAACCTTCATAATCTCATCACCAATCTTCAACATATCACCACCAGTAATAGATGTTATTCCTGACAATTTAATCTTATCTGTTGTAGCAGATACATCAGCAGTGATAGTAGTGGTTACAGCAGTAGCAACTATTGGTGATTGGATTATATTATCAATACTCAATATACATCTTGAGTTTTGCTTCTTAGAAGTAAAGGAATGAGAAGTTCCAACACCAACAGCAGTAATATCCAAATAAGTAGGAGTGGTCTTCAATGCATTCTCAGCAGAAGTAGCAAGTCTAATGCTAGTATCATCTACTTTAACAGCATAGACTGTAGAAGGCAATTTATCAGTAGTACCGTATCCAGTTATAGCTTGTGACTCAATTTCAATTGCAGAAGTAGTACCAGCTCCAGTATATCTGTAAGTTAGTTCTTCACCAGTAACAAAGAAATGATCAGGTAGAGTAATAGTATCTTCAGATAAATTAACTGTGGTAGCAGCACTTCCTACAAAGTCTCTCTTAAAGATTGG